TAACAACACTAGAAGTAAGGTTTTGTTTTAAAGATTTTACAAAACTAAATGCCATTTTTTAGAATCCTAGTGTGTTACGTAGAGCTGCCGGATCTGGAAGAAATATTTCTGTACCTGCAACAAAATCAAAAATTGGATCCTTTAACACATCTAAATTCCTTTGTGCAAAGACCCACCATAGCTCCTTTTGCCCATAAGTAATATAAGCAAGTAAGTCAGGTCTATATGTAAATTCTGTAGTTATGGTAAAAAGTATATCATCACGATTTTTTGGAACTGGTCTAGGAGATAATATATCTAAATATCCATTTCTATTTATAGGAGTACGAGCATAGGGACTTAAACTATTTTTTTCCATTATACAAATCCTTCAGGTCCGTTTATATGACTACCTTTAGCAAATTCATTTAAGTCAAACCCTGATACTGAACGTCTTGCGTACTGTGGTTGCAGAGTAACTGTAATTGCACTTTGTGTAGGAACATAATTTACTTGTCCGTCTACTACACAAGAAATATAATCTACATCAACTGGTAAATCTGTTGTAAAGTTTGTTATAACAACAGGAATACTATTCAAAACATGCTTACCGTATCCATTTAATCTACACACAATTGGAGGATTTCCTAACGGGTCGCTGCCACCATAAAACATTTTTGTTGCTGTTCTTAAAAAATGCAAACAGGCTATCCAGTACTTTGCATCGTTTTCATTTTCTTGATAAAATTCTCCAGTAATTGTAATTGCATCAATTTGACTACTTTCGTAGGCATTAAATGGATAATTAGTATGTGTAGGCTGTAGTTGAGAATAATTTGCACTATGGCTTAACAACACAGTTGGGTTAAAAGGAAAAATCATTCTATTACCAGTATTAAAAGCGCCGTTGCCGCTTTCTTCTCTTAAAGGAGCTAAAATATTACCTTCTTTTTGGAATATTTCAGGTACACTTATGCTTACACGCCAGTCACTTGCATCACTAACTGTGTTTTGCGACGAAATAATTGCTCTAGAAATAGATCTATTGTTATTAGAAAAGGCTCCAAAGCCACCAGTTTGATTTATGAATGTTGCTGCAAGTTTGCCAAGAGGTCCTAAACTACCTAGTTTATTATTGATAGTTTCGCCTATTGCTCCTTTGACAGCACTTTTTGCATCACTTACAATGCTGCTTACAAAGTTACTGGCGTTAAAATTAATTTTAAATGGCATATTTGATTAGTCTCCTACATTACTATTTAGTTGACAAAATTAAGTGTGTATATTATAATATATATAACATAACCGGAGAAGTTGATGAGACCTAAGAATTATCTTAACAATAAAGACATACTTAAAGAGATACATAAATCAAAAAACAAGTTTAATAGTTATCTTGCACCTGAATATGCAGATTATGACATTATTTTACCAAGTGTAGAAAAAATTAACCGCCTAACTGTTGCAGAAGCTAAACGTAACAAAGCAAAAAAACTAAGTTCTCAAGAATATGAAAGAAGAAAGTTAGCAGGCGAAAAAGTTAAACAAGCGGATTGCGAAACACTACCTTCTGAAATTACAAAAGAAGAATTAATTTTTCGTGTAATGACATTTGATCATATTCCAGATGAGCCAGGACGCAAGAAGAATCCAAAAACGATTGCAGACACAAAAGTAAAACTACCATTTCCTCCTTTTGTACACTACAAATACAACGACGACGGCGAATTAGTACTTGTAGGGAAAAGTCATTGGATCGGAGGTATGGATAATGGACATTTTAGTCATACACACGGCAAAGCAACTGATAAACTTGCAATGATGTGGCTAAAATTAGTAGACAGATATGCTACAAGAGGTAATGTTCGCGGTTATACATACAATGACGAAATGAAAGGTCAGGCAATACTGCAACTTTCGCAGATTGGTTTGCAGTTTGACGAGTCAAAATCAGATAATCCTTTTGCATATTATACAGCAGCAGTTACAAATTCATTTGTTAGAGTAATTAACATTGAAAAACGCAATCAAAACATTAGAGACGACATACTCGAAATGAATGATTTGAATCCTAGTTACACTAGACAAAGCCAAGGCGAATGGGAAGCAAGCGTTAAAAGAAACGAAGAAGCATCTATGTCGCCACATTCGAAAAAATAATGGTTGACAGGTGTATAATTATAACATATACTTAAACAAGTATATTTGGAGGATACTCTTTGTTTAAAAAAGCAGCGGTGTTTACAGACATCCACTTCGGTCTAAAAGGTAATAGTCGTGTACATAACGAAGATTGCGAAGAATTTATTGATTGGTATATAGAAACAGCAAAAGCCAATGGTTGTGAAACTGGTATTTTTTGCGGAGACTGGCATCATAATAGAAATTCACTCAATCTTACCACTATGGATGCAACAATTCGTAGTATGGAAAAGCTAGGTAAAGCATTTGAGAAGTTTTACTTCTTTGATGGTAACCACGATCTATACTACAAAGACAAACGTGACGTAAATTCTACAGCATTTGCAAAACACATTCCAGGAATTACATTTGTAGACGAAATTTTTATTGAAGATGACGTTGCATTAGTTCCTTGGTTAGTTGGCGACGAGTGGAAGAAGATGAAAGACATAAAAACAAAGTATTTGTTTGGTCATTTTGAACTTCCTAGCTTTTATATGAATGCTCTAGTAAGAATGCCTGATCACGGAGACTTAAAACCTGAACATTTTAAACATCAAAAGTATGTTTTTTCAGGACATTTTCACAAAAGACAAAAACAAGGTGCTATTCATTACATAGGTAATGCATTCCCGCACAATTATGCTGATGTAGACGACGATGATCGCGGCATGATGATACTTGACAAAGAAAATAATGCAGAACCAGAGTACATTAACTGGCCAAATTGCCCTAAATACCGCACAGTAAAACTAAGCGAACTGATTGACAATGCAGATACGCTTATTAAAAGCAAAATGTATCTGCGAGTTACACTTGACTTGCCTATTTCATATGAAGAAGCAAGTTTTATTAAAGAAACATTCATAACACAGTATGGTTGTCGCGAAATTACACTTATTCCGCAAAAACAACTAGAAGAAATTTCAACAGAACTTGATATTGCACAGTTTGAAAGTGTAGATCAAATTGTAAGTAACGAAATTGCAGCATTAGACACAAATAACTACGACAAAAGTATGTTATTGCAAATTTATAACGGACTAGAACACTAATATGATTAAAGTCAAGGACCTAACTGTAAAAAACTTCATGAGTGTAGGCAATCAAACTCAAGCAGTTGATTTTAGCCACGAACAATTAACACTTGTGCTAGGAGAAAACTTAGATCAAGGCGGTGATGACTCAGGTTCACGTAATGGAACTGGTAAAACAACAATTATTAATGCATTAAGTTATGCATTGTATGGTAATGCACTTACAAACATCAAGAAAAACAATTTAATTAACAAAACTAACTCAAAAGGTATGTTAGTTACGCTAACTTTTGAAAAGGACGGCAACGATTATCGTATTGAACGTGGTCGTTCTCCTAATATTTTTAAATTTTATATAAACAATCAAGAAAAACTTATAGACGAATCACAAGGCGACAGTAGACAAACACAAGATGACTTAAACACACTACTAGGCATGAGTCATGATATGTTTAAGCACATTGTTGCACTTAATACCTATACCGAACCGTTTTTGAGTATGCGTACTAATGATCAACGTGCGATCATCGAACAGTTGTTGGGTATTACACTACTTTCTGAAAAAGCAGAAGCACTAAAAGAACAAACAAGACAAACTCGAGATGCTATTACTGAAGAAACACTAAAGATCGAAGCTATACAAACTGCTAATAGCAAAATTGAAACTACAATCGAGAATCTAAAAAAGAATCAACGTGCTTGGATTTCAAAAAATAAACAAGATCAAGATAAACTTACAAGTGCAATTGACGAACTAGAGCATTTAGACATTGATGCCGAACTTACTTCTCATGAAAAACTAGCAAATTGGACAGAACTTAATACAGCTATTACTTCTCTTAGAAAAGAATTAAGCACACTTGAACCTGCTCTATCTCGTGCAGACAAAAGTGTGTCTAAATTAGAAAAAGACATTGTAGAGTTAGAGGATGCAACCTGTTATACTTGCGGTCAAGCACTACACGCTGACAAAAAAGAAGAAATCAGTTTGCGTAAAACTAAAGAATTAGAAGATGCACTAGCATACCAAACAGAAATTTCTGAAAAGATTAAAGGCGTTGTTGAATCTCTTGACTCAATTGGTGAAATCAACGGTAAGCCTACTACATTTTATGAAACTGCAAAAGAAGCATACGAACATAGAAGCAATGTAGACAATTTAAAGAAAGCTCTTGAAGATAAAATACAAGAAACTGATCCTTATGCAGCACAAATAGACGAACTAGAAGAAACAGCAATACAAAAAGTTGACTGGAATGTTGTAAACGAACTTACTTCTTACAAAGAACACCAAGAATTTTTGTTAAAACTTCTAACTAACAAGGATAGTTTTATTCGTAAGAAAATTATTGATCAAAATCTAGCGTATCTAAACAACAGACTAACTTATTATCTTGATAAAATTGGTTTGCCACATCAAGTTGTGTTTCAAAACGATTTATCAGTTGAAATTACTCAGCTAGGCCAGGATCTAGACTTTGATAACTTGTCAAGAGGCGAGCGCAACAGACTTATATTAGGTCTAAGTTTTGCATTCCGTGATGTTTGGGAAAGTCTATACCAGAATATCAACTTGTTATTCATTGACGAGCTGATTGATAGTGGTATGGACACTGCTGGTGTTGAAAACTCACTAGGTATTCTTAAGAAAATGGGTAGAGAACGTGATAAAAATATCTATTTGATTAGTCACAAGGATGAACTAGTAGGTCGAGTCAACCATGTACTCAAAGTAATTAAAGAAAATGGCTTTACTAGCTATGCAAATGATTTAGAGGTTGTAGAATGATAGAAGACGATGCACATGATTCACTTGTAAAGGCGTATCTTAATTATTTTAAAGCAAACGAAAAGTTTGAACAACGAAATAGTGTCAGAACACACCGTGCAGTACGAAAATGCTTACGAGATATTCGTTCTCTAGCTAAAATAAGAGCAGATGAAATACATCACAAACATACAACAACTAGAGTAACCAAAAAATAGGCAAAAAAAACTAGGCAATGGTAAGTATGTTCATGCAATGGACATACGAAGGCAAAATAATTGAAACAATACCAGAAGAATATGAAGGCTTTGTATATCTCATAACAAATCTAACCACTGGGCAAAAATACATAGGCAAGAAACTAGCAAAGTTTAAAACCACAAAGCCACCACTCAAAGGCAAAAAAAACAAACGTAGAGGCTACAAAGAAAGCGATTGGAAGGACTATTGGGGATCATCTGATAGACTTAACGCCGATGTTGAAGCACTAGGCCC